TTTCATAACCGAGATAATTTGCAATGATCCCGACAGAATATTTCCAAACTTTCGAATAATGTTTGCCGTATTCAGAAAACGCATTATTCTTGACGCCCTTCTCGAGTAACTTTGCCGTTGCCGTTTCTGTTATCTGTGATTTATCAAAAATATCGTGACCGAATAAAGCAATCGATATTTCCAACTTTTTATCTCGAATTTCATTTTTCGTTAACTGGATAGTTGCTGCATCAACTTTTGCATAATGAACCATGTCCGACAGCTTAATTGAAAACTGCTCAAATGATTCCAGGCTCATTACGACGATATCCTGCTGGGTCAAATGAAAATCCAGGCCGGTACCCTGACATTTCTCGCACACCTGGCCACCAATGTAACCGGATCCAGCACAAGTGCCGTGTTCGTTTTCATGCTTGCAATCAGGAGCGAGAACAAATTTTTGTATAAAGCCATGCATCGCCATGGCCAGGTCATACTCCGAAACTCTTTTAATTAAGCTATCGAACAAAGATCTTACCGGCTCCAGGATAGAACAACACGTTTCTCGATTTGTCGATACGTCCATAATGTAACCGATTCGCATTGCTGGATTCATTAACGTCCCGGTATCGGGAATCGTCAGGATCTGATATTTTAACTCGACTGAATCGCTTTTCCTGATCTTTATGACCTCATAACCATCGAGAAGATCTTTATCCGTATAATCCTCCGGTAATTGTTTTAAATGGATCTGCGAATTTTCTCCGTACAGATACCAATCTTCCAGCACCTGGGTAACGACATCTTTATTGCCGAGGGCGTTTTCTTTTACAACCTGGATGGTAAATGTTTTCCTGATCAATACCCATTGCAAAACTCCATTATCATATTTATGATTATAGATATATTTGCTCGGGATAATTACCGGATATGGTTCTACCTCTTCGGATTCATTTTTTTCGATAATAAGGTAAGCGTTTGGATCGAAGAAATTATAATCCAATAACACATCGTGCAGATAATTATCAATCGTTTCGTTTCCATAAAAATGTGATATCTTTTCATTTATCTTTGCCGATATTTCACCGGCACCATCATCGGCCTCAATTTTCCTGGTAATATCATCAACTTTTTTGACTTCTTTAAACTGATTCTTTACCTGGGACACCACCGAAGGGGTAATCGTATCAGTCAAACGAACTCTTTGCTCCTTTTGATCTCCCGATTCGTGTGGCCTAAATTTGAGCAACAATTCCGATTGTCCGTATCCTGTCATAATCGATTTCCAATAATCGGAATCCTGAACGGTTTTATCGTAATTGCTGTGACGTTTGCCCGTTTGAACAACGTCAATCATTTCTCGGTAAAGTTGTTCGAAATCCATTATACGACATCAAATTTAACACCAACGGTAACGGTATATTGCTCCGTTCCAGTTGCGAAAATCGATGATTCAGAATTTCCTCGAGTGACGGCAGAAACAACGAGATTAATATTAATTGTTAAGGCGGAATCAAGACCATAAATAGCCGACGCACGGTTGGTATCAAAATCAGATTCAATGTCTGCCAGCAGTGCCGCAGCACCGAGTAAGGGATCCGCATTTGATATTCCAGTAATGGGAACGGTATAACTGTACGACGGCAAAGTTACCGGATTCGTTAATGATGTTGGCGATGGATTCGTATAACCATCAGGCAAAGTTACATTCGAAGCATAATAAGCGACTGTATTCAGCATAATTTATATCTTTTTACGCAATATGGTCATTCGTTAGATTCTTGCCGATTCTTTTGTGATTTTTTGGGATACATCGATTTAATGACCTGGTATTTTTTCTCTTCCGTTTTATAAACGTCATTGATCCGCTTCAATGTCTTATAAATCTTCTTTTTACTTTCACCGGTAATTTCGGCCAGGTCTATCGCTATTGTCGAGATCTCAGTATCGGTCATTTGCTATTTCTTTATTTGCCTTGAATTTTCACGTTAATTTTACAAGTACACTATTAAAGATTTACGCTATTTCTTTAAATAAGGCCATTTTTAGACCGATGGCTGCACGATATCCACCTGGCCAGCATAATCACCCCAGGAAATCAGATGTCGGGATCCAGGACCGAAATTTGCTGGGTCATATCCACCGAGACGCCAAAATGTCTTAACCGATTTCTTGCGGTTTCGATGTCGGGAAAACACGGCAAATATCCAGCACAACCATCGCCCGTCACTCCATACTTCACACCCTGGAACTCGAAATCTTTCGCCAGAATCCGCAACGCCACTACATTACTATCTGTATTATCTTCGAGCCGTTTTAAATGCCTTATCAATTCCTCGGCATCTTCAATGTCTCTTTTAAGACCCAAAAGGTAACCGCTAAGGTCTCTTTTAAAATCCGATCTCTCCTCGATAACCCGTTCCAATGTGGCGGCATAATAAACCAGCTTATCAATTATTTCTATCTGTTTTTCGTTTTTCATTTTCCTGCTTTTTTCTACATAATAGTATTACTATCATCGATGATATATTCACTTTTATTAATGTGACAAATGTGACTTTTCTTGATAATCCCAGCCTGATTTAGATACGACAACTCGACCTGAAATATTGGATCTTCCATCGATCGTCAGAAACCTGGCGGTATCTCTATTTGCATCCGGAATGAACATCAATGGCGTCTCATCAAAATCACCATACTTTTTAATATCCCCAACAATTCCCCAACCGAGTTCGATGTGTTCTACTTTATCACCGATATTGAAACTTGCCATACGTTTTTAAATTCTGGAATGATAAAAAGCCCCCGGTCACGAAAGGGGCTTCCTGGTTCCCGTGAATCAATTAATAAATTATAAAATACTTATATAAATTAGTGACCATTAATGCCGAATAAAACCCCGGCCAAAATTACGAAATTGCCGGGGTCGAGTTATTGAAATAATACGAGGATTTATTTTATCGTCCACCCTTTTTCAAGTAAATGCCACGGCGTTTTAGCACCGGTATAATCTTTGTAATTTTCCCAGTCGTTACCGCAGTAATAAACCACATAAGGATTGCCGTCGCTGGCAAAACCTTTCACGATTCCCTTTTCCCTTTTATCCCCCCTGGATCGATAAGTGACCTTATCTCCAATTTTTAAGGACAATTTTAATGCATCTATCATATTGTGAATTTTTATCAAATATAATGAAATTATCCAACAATATCCAATAATAACAAATAAAATCGGGGGCCGGGTAAACCAACAAAACCATACAACCTTATAAATTGACCCCCGATAATCCTGCTTCCAGGATATAAATTATCCGCAGCAACGAAAATGGCAAATGTAACGATGCGACGAACCAAATGATAAACAAAAAAATTGCTGCCAGGATCATATCTTCATTATCTTCCGTCATATGTTCGATTTAAATCCACTGGCTTTTAACGACCTGGATGATAGGTTTTTTTCGCCCCAGTACCTGATCGCATCAATACCGTGATTAAATGCATCGACTGGCTTATTTGTAAAATCACCGGATCTATCCTGCATATATTTATAATTTCGAAACTCCTTAATCAGATTAATCGACCCTCTGGTTACATTTATTTTATACGTTTTAATTTTCTGTATTCCGAAATTGACACTATCTCGACCCTTTTGTGCTGAATACACTCGAAGCCCCATTAATTGTAATTCCTTTATCGATTTTGGATCCGCAGAGTCGGCATAAATAGGATCCGATTTCCTGATCCCAACCCGTTGAGATGCCTCATAAATATCCTGGTTCAACATGCCCGTTTTGTATATCTTTTCATCCAGGTATAATTCGCCCTGATATAAACCACAATGAACAACGGCAGTCGGGTCGTTGGAATATCCAAAATCCAGGCCGTACCCTGATCTTTTTAAATGTGTTGGCATTTCATCAACGATTGTTATGCTTGGGAAAACAAGCCCCTCGACAGGTTACTGACGGATTGTCTTTATAGGTCGTTAGCTTATAAAGGTAATTTTTAAGGTTCGGTAACTCTTTTTTGTGTAACCAAAATTCGCCAGTCGGGTTGTAATCAATAATCGTGCAGATGTTCGTTCTTAACTTTAGCTGTTTAAAGATCCTGTAATCCATATAATTCGCTTCGTTGACGAATAATATTTCCCTTTTCGGGCCTTTGGCTTTGCCGAACTTATCAACCGATATAAACTGAATGTAACTTTTACCAACCCAATATTTTTTGGTCATTTTTTCGACCCTGGTTGTAAAGTTTAAATGCTCGTTTATTTCCTCCCAGTCCGACATCACACCATCTCGAACGTGATCTAATGTTTGTCCGACCACTGTAACCCTGATTCGCTCCTTTTGTTCTTTCAGGTATATTCCCAGGGCGAGCATAATATTAAACGTCTTTCCCGAGTATGTTCCGCCCTGCTGGATAATGAAAGGAATACCAGTTTTTAAGCCAAACAACGTTGATTGACAAACGACCGTGTTTTGATAAATCATTCAATCGGATCAGATTTTGTGGCGGATTCAGGGATAACAATTTTTATATCCATTTTTTCACCGCCTGACGTATGGTCGAAATGCTGCATACTTAACGCAGCCCTTTCCTCCGGGGTTGCAATCAATTTATATAATGCCAGCAGTTCGGATGCCCGATTGCTGTCATATAGCTTTCTGCGAATATTTGATTTTGTTTGGATCCGGTTATCATACAATATTTCGTGTATTGATTCAAGTTCGTCAGAACCATCGGGAAAATATCTGTAAAACGTTCTCCTGGTACATGGCAAGAAACCGACGACATCCTGGACGAAAAAAAGATTTTTACCTCTGGCTACGGCTTTCGCCTTCTCATATATTGAATCCCTATCGAATGCCATATTATTTTCCGCTATAATGTTTGACATAAAAAACAATTACCAGGATCAACGCTAACGGCCACAACGTTATAACACCAACCGGGATAACCAAATATATCAACTTATCCCAGTTGTCGGCCATTTCAACATTATACGAGTCGCTGAAAAACTTCAAATCGATTTCCTTAATCAATGCATAATAAATAGCTGCCGATAAAACCAGGTACATCGATAATCCCAGGGTAAAATAATTTTCGATCATATTATTTTTATTTTTAATTTGTCCTTATTGGTATTATTACGTTTTGCAGAAACCGTTACTTCCAGGTCAACACCTCCGAAATACGGCTGGTTTTCTTTTAAAAGAACCTGACGCCACTGGCCGTCCATCCTGGTAAACATCCCCGATAAAGACCCCGTTTGAGCATCGTCATCCTCGAGACCGAAATTTTTTTGAAAATCCGTGATATAATGAGACTTTAAAGGTCGGCCACTTTCGTTATAAAAATAAGCGGATTTCATCCAACCAAAAAAAAGATACTTTAAAATATCATTCTTATAAAACCGGCTTATTCTTTTGACCAGCGGAACTTCTTTGGTATTCATAACGCTATCGTGGGATTATAAT